TTAATCTTTTACTAGATTTATTATCTGGTGGTGTCATCATTATAGATTTAAATTTGGCTTTATTAAATATATAACCTAAAGCAGAAGCACTATTTATACTACTACTTACTATATTAACAGTTTTCTTAAATCCTTTTAGTATCTCTTTATCAAAACAAGTTACAGTAATATTTATTAACTGTTTTTCATTTGTTTTATTAGGTACATCTGGTTTATCTTTATTCTTCATATATTCATCCATGAACTCTGTATTATTTTGTAAATCACTATCTGTCATAATACTGAAGTTACAGTTTATCCAGTTCTGTCTGAATACATTTTTATCTTCCTCATTGAAATATCTTATCTTATCTATTTTAAGTGTAAGATTTGCTTTATTCTTATTTACTACCAAATCTTTATAGTCTTTTTTATTCATAGTAAATGTAATAGTAATAGTAGGCATAATATTATCAACGAAGTTTCTATCTATAGCTAGATTAAGTATTCTAACAGGTTCTATGAATATTGGTTTATCTTCTTTACCTGGAAGAGTTATTAATATAGGATAGACATAATATTTATATTTATAAACTTTAGTTTTCTTTTCAACTAATGGCATTGTAAAATACCTCCTTTATTGTATTAATTATCTATGAGTTTAAGAAATAAGAAAAAAAAAATAAAAGGGATTTTTATTCCCCTTTATTTTCTTCTTTTTCTCCATTACATATAGATTGATACATATCATTTATAACTTTACAGATATATTCCCCCATATATGCATTCTTTAATTCTCTAGCATCCTTAGTTAGTCTTCCTAATCCTTCTTCTATTCTTATTGTTCTTAACATTTAAACCACTCCTTTAATATATTATTTTCTTTATTCTACTACTATAATATATCAATGAAAATATCTAATTTTGCACCATACAAAAAAAAGAATAGGTTACCCTATTCTTTATAATAGTAAGCACTTCTACAGTGATAACAACACATCTTATCATGAGCTGCTTTTACTATAGCTTCATATTTGCTATTTAAATCTCTATCCCATTCACCGTCTGAAAAGTGGTTTATTTCTTCAAATTCACCATACATAGAATCTCCTTCTTTTTCATACTTTACAAATCTATATATGGTATATTCAAAGTCATCTCTACTTCTGTAACCTTCAACTATAATATCATTAGTATTTAATACGAATAATGCATGAGCTCTATTAGATAATTCTCCACCAGTTTTTATGAATAGTGGTTTTTTCTTTTCAGCATCCTTTCCACCAACTATAGTACAACTTCCTGTATTAGTACTTTTACCTCCACATTCCCACATTGCTGGGTAACCTTTCTTTGTCATTTCTAAACGGCATCTTTTCATAATCATCTTCCTCCTCAATATTTAAAAAATCATTATAATAAATTAACAAGAAAATAAGGGAGATTGGTAGTCTCCCAAGATATTCAAAATCAGGCATCTAGCTACCTGCTTATTAATTCAATAATATAATATATAAATAAATCATAATTAGACTCTATAGGACATAATCCTATAGAGTCTTCTACTGTTTATTTTACACCTTCTTTTAAATAAGATAACTTCATTTCATTAGTCTTATATACATGCTCATTTAAATACATCAAATCCTGATTATTTGGAATGTATATATTCATCATATCATTTATAGTTTTCTTTTGATATTCATCTAGCATTTTATATTGAAATGAATAGCTTATTGCTCTGTATATATTATTACATAATTTATAAGCATCATCATTTAATCCTAATATATCATTGAATAACCTGAAATCAACCATCTTACCATTTACTAACATACCATCTTTTATTTTCTTTTCTACTTTTCTTAGAGTATTAGCTAATCTACATCCTTTAAATCCACTAATACTTCTACTCTTAACTCCTACTATAGGTAATAATAGAGTGATAAATTCAGATGATATATTTATACTTGGTCTATATATCACTTTATCTTTCTTTAATAATTCTTCATATATATTCTCTTTATTTACTATTACTGACTTATCTTTATTTACTAATAAAATGAAAGTATTTTTCATATTTATTAACTGAAAATCCAATAGATTTCTTGTTATAACAATATGTATTAAATCAGAATTACTATTTTCTGAGATTATGTGATAAGGAATTAACCCTCCTTCAGTTTTATTTAATTTTATATAAGAGAAGTCTTTTATATAATTAGATATCTCTTTAAATGATTTTAGATTATGATTAATAAATTGCATAATATTTGCATTTTCTTGTTTATGTATAGTATTTAAATTAGTATTATTGTACTCTGGACAATATGTGATATTGTTAGTACTATTAAAGTCCGTATCATAGAAAATTATATTAGTAGACACATTCCATCTAGAATAAAAGTAATGTCTATAGTGAGCACCTATATTAATTAATAATGGTGCTAACCATTCATATATTCTGTCTATTTTTCCAGAATTAGAATATTCTATAATAGAAGGAGTAAAGAAATAACTCAATATACTTTCCATACTTATATAGATATTAGCTCTATTACCTTCTTTTAATTTCTCTGATACTTCCTTATCTAATATAGAGTATTTTACATTGAATGAATTTATTATAGCATCAATCATACTAATCTTCCTCTATAGTTAATAGCTCTTCAGAAGTTATTATTTTTAATTCTTCTTGTTCTTCTTCTTTTATTACTTCAATATTCTGTAAGTCTTCTAATTTAACTAATCCATTACTAATTAATAATTTACATAAACTTGTTAATCCTTCTTTAGTATAGAAACCTATTCCTTTATACGGAGTATTAGTTTCTATATTTATTTCTCTTATTTCTATCTTTGGTTCTCTATTACCCCAAGATACTTCTCTTAATGTAAGAGCTTGGTTTCTTGTAGGATGTTCTTCTATTATACCAAAGTCTCTTTTTATATCATAAGATAATTCTTTCATAATATTAATCCTCCCTAGTATATTCAAATGTATCTATTCCAATATATCTATCCTCTTTTAATATTGTGTATATTTCGTTAGATATAAATAGCACTCTTTTTGTAATACTATCTATTATATCTTCTTGATATTTTGAATGTATGTGGTGTTCATTAAGTGTATTTATAATAACATTGATTCTCGACATATCTCGATTAACTATGATATTTCCTTTAAATGTTAAATCATTATCTATATCTTCTTGATATATTTGAATTTCTCCATGTCTTTTTTTCTCTAAATCAAATATTAATTTAAATCTATATTTCATAATATTACTCTCCTTTAATATGTTTTTATAAAATAAGTACCATCATCATCTTTGTTCAATTTAAATTGCTTAAAATATCCTATAGTTTCTACATCTCTTATATCTTCTAAATGTGCTAAGAAAATAACCTTCATACGCTTTTCTCTTGCATATTCCATAACTGTATTAAATAATCTTTTACCTATTCCTTTATGTCTATATATTTTATTTACATATAGCATGTTGAAATAAATAGAGTCATCTTGTAACATTCCAGAAGTATTAATTAAAGCTAACCCTAATAGATTATTGTCTTCTTTAGCTATGAATAATTTATACTCATCTCTGTTCTCCACATTATTTAAAAATCTTTCACATCTATCTAATACATATAATACATCAGTATCTTTTTCTTTTTTACTTACTATAATGTAATTAGCTTCACATAGTAACCTGTATACTTTTACTCTATCAGTATTACTAATTTCTCTATTAGCTATATTATATTCAAATACTTGAACCACTACTCACTTACTCCTTCATCTATGATTATTCTAGGTAATACTATTTTATCATATTTTTGATTATTTAGTTTGTATTCTGATATATCTTCAATTACATCTTTTATTATATATGGTATAGAATTGTTACAAAATGATTCAAATTCAGTATCATCCATATAGAATAATAATGATATACCAAAATTAGCATTATCTATATAATTAGATACTTCACCTATAGTTTCATAGAATTTTATTGCTTTTACCTTTAAATTATTTGCATCAATTCCTTTATTCATATTATTGTATAACTCATTATATTTATCCTTAGATAGGTATATATTCATAAATTTATATTTAGTAGCTTTATTATCAATCATTATGCTATCTCCTTATTATTTAAAATAAATAGAAAAAAATAGATAAGCTCAAAAGAACTTATCTATTTTTATAATATCAATTATTATAGAGTGCTAAGATTTCCATTAAATCTTCTTGCACCCTTAGCTTTGAATTTGTTACCATATTTATTAGATAACATTTCAATTACCTTAGGGTCAGCTAGTTGGTAAGTAACCAACATGTCTTCATATCTATTAGAAGATTCTGATTTATAAAGAGATATGTTTTCACAAGTCTTTACATCTTCACCTTCTCCTGGATTCACTTTATACCCGTGTATTGCTGCTAATAAGATTTCTAAATCAATCTTTATAGCTATTTGAGCTTCATTTCTATCTCTGTTCAAATCATCAAGTTTGTACTCAATTTTATTTGAACTATCATAGAAGAATAGATATCCATTAAATTTCTTATAGAAGTCTAATAAATCTATTCTATTTACTTGTTCAGGTCTAGCTAATTTTTCTCTTATTGCTTGAGCTATTCCTGAATCAATCCCTCTGTAAGCAGATTGGGAATTTATGAATGGACATTTTGCTATAGTCCATACTGTGTATAATTCAATATGCTTACCATCTCTTGAAGGTATTACTGTTATACCACCATAACCTTGGTCTCTTCCAATACCATTAGTTTTAATGATATTATAGTTAGCTGCTTTAATAATATCATTGATAGACATTTGATAAAATGCTAAGAATGGTACATCATCTACAGCTTTCTCAATTTTTACACATTCAGGAAAGATGTAACCGAAATCTTCAGCTTCTCTTCCAGTTTCCATACTTGCATCGAATACTGTTCCTTCATAATTTGTAGCTTCATTTGTACCAGTAACTACTTCTGGTTTGTTGTTGTCAACTGTTTTTAATGCCATGACATTTCCTCCTTAATTTTTTAAATGTTATTAAATAGCGAGATCTCCATTTTGCTATTTCACACATATAATATATTATTAAAATAAGAGTCAAATATTATAATTTGATAGGGATAAATGTAAATCCAACTATCATATTCTTATCAGTCTTCTTATTCTTAACGGGTTTGAATATAGAGAAGATGTGTTTATTTTTCAATAACTCAGCAATCTTTTCTGTATGTTCTTTAGAGATTAATGGTACTCTAACTAACACATGTTTATTTACTTTTGGATAAGTATTGAAATATCTATTTAATCTTTCTATTTCTTTTTCTTCTCCAGTTTCTTTATCAGTTATCTTAATCTTTCTTTTATTTTCTGTGAATAATCCAGTTATGTATTCAATATTATTCAATTGAGCAGGTTTTAATAATTTCTTAACTTCTTCATTATCAAATACCTTTTTAATTGCATTAAACTCTATATGAATTTCCTCTACAGGAGTAATTTGATTATCATACTTTTTAAATTTAAAAGTATCAACATCAGCAGTTTTAGTAAATACTAACATTGAACCAAATTCTTTAAAATCACTAATAATAGAACCATCTTCTTCTTTAGTATTAGGTGTAACAGTTCTTTTCTTATTAGCAAAATTCCCTTTAATCAATTCCACTAGTGGTAGTGCTTTTCTTTCTGTTTTTTGTGTTTCTTTTTCGTTTTTAAGATTTTTAATTGCCATTCTTAAATTCCTCCTGATTGTTTTTGATTTCTAAATATAATTAATTTAAAGTTATATAGCTCATAGATTTCTATTTTCCTATTATAACAATTCTCTCATCATTATCCGTACTAGTAAGTTGTTCTACTAATGTAGCAAATTTACCAAACTGATTGTCTGTTATCTTAATGAAGTTGAATTCTTTTTGTGTAGACATTACTTTTGCTTTAGCTCTATCTTTAGCACCATTAATTTCTTTTATTTTAGGATGATTATTTGGATTTTCTCCACCTGCTTTTATTTCTATTATAAGATTTAGAGTAGGTATATAGAAGTCTGGTATATAGAATAAATAGCCATCTAAATTCTTTCTTTGTTCATCAGTCATATTTTCAAACTCTTCATCAGTATAATATTTTTCTTGTACTGGTTTATTCTCATCTAATGAATATATAAAAGTGAACGGACAAGGTGCTAATATATCATCAGCTGGAAATGAGTATACTAAGTCACAAAACTCTAAGAATTTCAATTCATATTTACCAGTATACTTCTTTATACTACCATCGCTCCATACATACTCCCCACTAATCTTTCTATTAGCTAACATTCTCTTTTGAGTATCTGGGTCATTTAATAAATGCTCTTTACCATATTTGTCTTTCATTCTTCTTTTAAACTCTTCTCTATATATTTCTTTACATCTAGGATTATCACAAAACCTATTATATTTATGTGTAATACTATTCCAAGCTGTCGGTCTTTTACATATAATACAATGACCACTATCTTTATGATGAGTTAAATTATACCAATATTGGTCAGCACCCATACCTTCAGGTATTTGGTCAGCATGTTCTTTTTCCATATGCTCATATACTTTTAATTTATTATAATCTTTAAATGCACATAAAGGACATTTTACATATCTTTTAGCCATATTAAACCTCCTGTTTAATTTAGTAATATACTAATGTGTTTTATTATAGATTTTTTATACCCAAACTTATAAATAATTAAAATCAAAGGAAGTATAGGGAGGTGTTAATAGAATTGTCTACTGAATACACTTTAGAAATAGATAACTTCAATACCCCTAATGAGGTTACTGGTATAAAAGGGAATGCTTATCTTATACTTAATCTAATATTTCTAAATCCTGGTACTTATCACACTGCACCTGAAATGGGAGTAGGTTTACAGTCATATAGATTTGAAATGATAGATGACCATAAAGTAAGACAGATTGAAACAAAAATAAGAGACCAGATACAAACTTATCTACCAGAATTATCTAGTGTAGATATAACATTAACAAAACCATCAGAAGATACATTATTATTAGCAATAGCAATAGATAATGAAGTAATACTAGCTAATATAAATACAATAAATGATAGGTTACAAGTAGAATTAGCTGAATATGATATGTTCAGGAAAATTAAAAATTAAATAATTTAAGGAGGAATAAATAATGTCAAAATTATCAAGTTTATTAAATGAATTAGACCAAAAAGGTACTAATAATATTAGTGCTAGAATTGAAGCAACAGACCCAATAGTAATGGGTGAAAATACTAATACATCACCTGTTCCAAATATTGATAAAGGAGTTATCCTTCAAGGAGGAAATCAAGATTCTCAAGTAGTCGATAAAACTATTAAAGGTGAAGATTTATCTGGTGATGAATTAGTTAAGTATATGGAAGAAACAGATAAAAAAGGAGTTATAACAGATTCTAAAATAATAGAAAATGGTATAACTGATGATAAAGGTTTAGATGCTATTAATGATTATTTAATAGGTCTAAAGAGAGAAACAGAACATGCAATAGAAACAGGAGAACTAAAACCTAATCAAATAAGAGAAACAGGAGTAGTACCTGAAGAAGTAAAAGAAGCATTGGGTGTAGATACTAATAAATTGAATAAAGAACTACAAGAAGCAAGAGAAATAAATAAACCAAAAGAACCTAAAGGAAAATCTACATACAATGATTTGAATTCAGTTGAACCTATTAATGGTGGAGAGAGAGAAGTAGTATCTTCTAATATATTACCAAAAGCAACTCCAGTATCTACAAAACCATTAGAAGAAACTAAAGCTACTAGAATACCTCTACAAAATACATTCTTAGCTGATAATAAAAAAGAAACAGCTAAAGTAGAAGTAATAACATCTGTAGATACAGGTAAATTTAAAGAAATCAGTATAAGTGAAAATAATATAAACTTATACCAAAAATTCAATGAAAAAAGAAAAAAGAGAGTAAATAAACAAATGTTACCATTACCATTAAGTAATGCATTTGTAGTTGCTTCTCCTATAAATAGTAATGCTATATTAGAAGGATTACAATATGATGAAAATCAAACAGAATACCAAAACCTATTAAATCAAATGCAAATACTTGCAGAATTTATTGAATTAAAAGGTGTAGGTAAACTAAGTTACTTACAATTAATAAGAAGTATTAGTTATCTAGAAATTCAAACATTATACTTAGCAGTATTTAAAGCATCTACTGATGGTATACTAAGAGTAGATTTACCATGTGTAAATCCAGATTGTGTTGCATTTGGTAGTGAAACTTTAAAAATACCTGTAGAAGTACCTATAGATGAATTAATGCATCCTACTAATGGTTCAGATGATGAGTTTGTTGAACATGTAAGAAATATCATGGAATACCCTAATGAAACTGAAATGTTTAAACATTCACCAAGTAATGTAGTTAAGACAATAAGAGACAAAAATACTGGAATAGTATATAGAGTAGGACTTCCTACGATATTTGATTTCTTAACTAAGAACTTAAACTACAGAACAGATGAAAATAAGAAATTCTTTACAGTATTATCAGTAATGCCATTTATAAAGAGTATATCTATACCTGACTTTGATACAAATGAAATCTTTACAATAAATGATTTTGATTCTGTATTTGAAGAAATGCTTAGAAATACTCCACAAGAAATATTTACAGCAATATCTGATGAAATTACTGAATTAATAAAAGGTAAAACAGCTGAGTTCTATATCAGTAAAGATGTTATAGTATGTCCTCACTGTGGTAAACCTTATTTGAATAATGTTCCAGTAGAACCAATGAATTTACTTTTCCAAGTTCCCGTGATAAGAGAGAAAGGGAAAGCAGAGTAAGAGATATCTTTAAACTTGCTGAAACTGCATCATACTTATACTCGGGAGAATTATCTATTGATGATGCATTGGAAATGGATAGATATAGCCTACTGAAGTTAATAGAGGTTAGAGCTAAGAGAATACAAGAAAATCAAGATGCTCATCCTGAAAATAAGAAAATGGAAAAAGAAATGAAAAAGGGTGGAATGTAATAGTTCCACCCTAAAATTTACATAAAGGAGTGAATATATTGGATAAAGAAGATTTCATATTACAATGTATTCATGCTAATCAAAATACAAAATATAATTTAATAAATATAATCAATGATAGTGATCATTTAGAAAAAATATATGCTTTAATGGAAGAAGTTTATAGTAATAATTCTATTCCTAAGAAAATATCTAAATTTAATATTAATGAAGATAATGATATAGAATTAGAGTTAGATGTTAAATTAGAAGACAAGGAAATAGAATATAATAATAGGAAATTTAAATTATATAGTCCTTCTAAGAATAAGATAATAATTAAGACTGCTTAGGGGGTTATGGAATGTTAAAGTTAGATGTATTTGATATAAATAAATTTATTCAAATAAATAAATCAGTAGTCCATGAAGTAACGGATAATATATTCTTCGATAAAGATAAAAGACCTACACCTAATGGATTATTCTCATATGAATTATTTGGTACAACACCAAGAGAAAGAAAATCTAATTGGGGTTATATAGACTTACAAAATAAATTTATAAACCCTGTATTATATATAACATTCAAAAAATTAATACCTACTATGATTGATGGTATTATCAGTGGAATGTTAAGAGTTAATATGGATAAAGATGGAATTCTAGTAGTAGACCAACAAAATGGTTTTACTGGATTAAAATGGTTATATGATAACTTTGAAAAAATAAAATGGAAAGAAACAGGTTCAGATGCTAGAGCTAGTGCATTAGCAGTAATAAGAGGTATACCAAAAAATGAAATATTTATAGATAAATTTCTAGTAATACCTCCATTTTATAGAGATGTGAATTTTGCTAATGATAATCTAGCAGTGGATGTAGTCAATAACTATTATGCTGATATTTTAAAGAAAACTAAATTATTAGCTAATAATAATGATTTTGATTTTATGAGTAATAAAACTACTTATGGTATACAAACATCATTAAATGAATTATACAATTACTTCATTAAACAAGAAGTAGCAAGAGGTAAGTATGGAAAATTAAGAAAATACTTAATGGGTAAAACTATAACAAATGGTGCTAGAGCAGTAATATCATCTCCTAGATACTATGATAATAATATATCAAGTAATCCAGTAGACTTTTACCATACAGGAGTACCATTAGGAATGGTTTGCTCTGAATTTTATCCATTCGTATATAAGAATCTGGTAGAGATATTTAATGAAATGGATAATGTAAGATTCATATGGGCAGACCCACAAGGAACACAAGTTAAATCATTTAATAACCCTAGACAGAATTTCGATAGTAAATTTATTGATGGATTATTAAAGACTTACATTAAAGCTCCTCCAGCTAGATTTAATAAAATAGAAGTCAAAGTAGACGGTTATAAAGAACCTTTACATATGTATATGAAGATAACTGATAAGAGTGGTACTGAAATAATAAGACCAATGACAATAACAGATATTCTATATCAAGCAGCTTCAGCAGCAATAAAAGATAAATATATAGTAGTATCAAGATACCCTTTTACAGAATACTCTAACATGTTTACTAATAAACCACATATACTAACAACTATGAAAACTATGTGGGCTAAAGTTGGAGATATTGAATATCCTTATTATCCTGTAATAGATTTAAAAATGAATCAAAATCAAGTATCTAATAATTTCAGTGATACTGTACAATTCAGTAACTTATATACAGCTGGTTTAAATGCTGACTATGATGGTGACCAAATATCTATAAGAGGAGTATGGACACAAGAAGGAAATAAATCATGTGAAAAGTTTATGTTATCTATTAGAAATGTATTGAATGCTAATGGACAAATAAATAGAGTAACTAAGAATGAAACACTACAAACTTTATATAATTTAACTAAAGGAGTTAAAAAAATAAAATAATTAATAGTAGGAAAAGGAAGAGGTATAGACTTATTGTCTATACCTCTTTTTATTTTCAATACCTTATTATTAATGGACTTTGTGTTTATAAACCTAGGTCCTACTATTGGATGTTCCCATCCACCTATAATAAGAAAATTGTCACACCTTGTTATAATGGAATTTACGTACTCTTTTCTTATCATAAGTTATACCTCTAATGCTTTTTCTATTCTAGCTATTTCATCAGAGTGTTTAACTTTTTCAATCTTATTAGCTTTTCTTAAATTATCTATTTCTAATAACCATTCTTTTCTTTTCTTTAAATTATTTAAGAAAGCTAGTTTAGTGAATTTAAATTTCTTTAAAGAAATTCTATCAAAATGCTTATTACTCTTATGTAATGCATTCTTTAAACATCCTACTATGTTATATGGGCATCTCTCATTTATACTGAATCCAATAATCTTTTTAGATTTATCTTCAGATACATTTAAAGTAGGTGTATATTTTCTTAGAATTTTATTTACTAAATTATCATATTCTAAGTATTCTTCATAAGTTAATACTAATACATTAGTATTCTTATTGTTAGTTATAAAATCAGATACCATTTCTTCACATATATTTTTTATTTCATTCTTAGTTCTCATATTAAGAACCTCCTTCATATAATTTAGTCAAATGATTTTATTTTTATCATTTGCTACTAATATAATATATAAAGAAAACTATAAAATTTACATATATTAATACGGCATCATAGAAAAAAATAAAGGGTAGATAAAATCTACCCTTTAATAATTACATTAGATTTTCTCCAATGTAATCAAAAGCACAACAATACAATCCAAGTGGTGCTAAAGCTGTTAATAGTTTTTCTGGTTCCATTTTTTCTATTCTAGGTATTTCTTTCTCAATTTTGTCTACTAAATAATCTATTGATTTTTCAACAGAATATTTATTCATTAAACCTTTAGCATATCTAGTATATTGTGCTTCTAGATAGTCATACCCGATTTTATCTATTTTTTCAATAGTTGAATTTCTTAATACTTCTAATTCTTTTCTACCAATTTTTGTTTCTAACTCTCTGTCTTTAGAATCACATATGATTCCGATTCTTTCTTGTAATTTTCCTCTTAATTCTTTTAATTCTTGTTTGTTCATAGTTATACCTCCTTATTATTTTTTTCATTATTATTAACTTTGAACTACTACTATAATATATAAGAAAAAAAAAACAAAATTACACCCGTATAGTCTATGACTATACGGGTTATGTATTGGTTGAATCTTATTAATCAGCAGTTAGGTTAAATTTCTTAGTTTTAATTTCTCCTAATACTTCAGCTTCTGTTGATTTCAATGATAATTGATATTCACCAGTTTTAACTGCTTTAACTTCTACTTTATATTCTGCTGTTGTTCCAGTTACTCCTACTAATTCTGTTCCTTCTACAGTTACTGCATCTCCTTTAGCTAGGTTAGCTTTTACTGTTTGTAATTTAGCATTGTCTTTAGCTAAGTCTGGAGACACTTCTATCTTAGCAGTTACATCTATTTTAAGTCCTACTTTAGTTTGGTTATGAGCAGCTTGAGATGAAACTAAGTTTTTAAGTTTATATTCTTTTATTTTTTCAGCTGCTCCTTTAACAGTTACTGCTAATTCAGCTGCTAAGTCTGTTCCTTTAACTTTTAATTTGATTGTAGCATTTCCAGCTTTTAATCCAGAAATCTTTAAAGCTTTTACTGGTACTAAGTGTTTTACTGTAATATCAGCTGTTGCTCCTTCAATTTCAAATTCATCAGCTTCTAACCCTACACCTGTGAATTCATAGTAAACTTCTTCAGTTTTTCCTAATTCAAGTTCTAATTTTTCTTTTTCTAATTTCAATTCAAAAGCAGGTTTTATAATATAAGCTGTTTCTATTTCATCTGTGTCAGTATGTTTAGCTTTTATTATTACTTGTCCAGCTTTCTTATATTTTAATTTACCACTATCTATTTCAGCTAATTCACTAGGTGATACTGATAATGTCATAGCTCCATCAGAACCAGCTACTGGAGTTCTAACTCCATTTTTATCAAATACTACGAATGATAGAGGTATTTCTTTATAAGATAATGATTTTGATTCTGGAATAGGTTCAAATACTAAGTATTTACTATCTCCAAATTTTGTATCTACATTATTTAAAGTGATTTCTCCAGTAGAAGTTTTCATGTCATCTTGTAATCCTTCTACTTTAGCACCTTCTAATAATAGATTTTTAACTTCCATTTCTGTTGCTAAATAACAGTCAACTGGTAGAGATATTCCTCCTAAAGTAAGAGAAGTCGCTTTACCTGTAACTCTTACATACATTTTTTTATAAACTCTCATATATGATAGTTCCTCCTTTTTATTTATTCTTTGTTTTTTTACTATTAAATCTAAGTTAAACCTATAGTGTATAGCTTTCCTTTAATTCAGCCTCTTTAATTTCATCATTCAATGATTCTTCAGTATCATTATCTATATCTTGTTCAATTGTTCCCATAGGTATTTCATCTACATCATCACCTATAACAACATCTTCAGCAGCATCTTCAGTTATTTCATCATATATAACATCATCTGCTAGTTTCTCATTCTTAACTGCTTCAACTGCTTCTCTTAGTTTCTTATACATGGTTTACCTCCTTTATCTAATATTATCAATTCCACCTCTACTCATTTCTAGTGAGTAATTAGTTTTATATGAAGTATAGTATTCTATACTCTTTTTTAATATGAATAGTATTACTGACATAATATTCATATTATAAGTATCCGTATCTATATAATAATCTTCTAAATCTTCTATATTATCATGTGAGAATATATACTTATCTTTAGTTAGAAAATTATAAATAATAGTTTCTAATATATTAGCATCCTCATATAATACATCATCATTCTTTAATATATCAAATAGTTTACTATCTATTATAGTAGTATTAAATATTGATTCTTTTAATTCAGGATACTCATCTAATGATTCATCTATACACATAATATTGTATTTATATGGATAGTTACTAAAAGTACTATACCTACTATAGCTTTGGTCTAATCTACAAGTATTGTAAGTTAATCTTCTAGTGGATTTGTCTTCTAATGCTCCATATATAGTTCCTTTATATGTATTAATAAAATCTCTTTCTAATTCTGCTTCATTTACTAAAGTAATATGGTTATACTTAGTATCTTTAAATAATTTATTATCTACAATGAATTTAGTTAGATATTTGTTATATATAAATAAACCATTACTATCATCTACAAAAGAATTAGTTAATGGTTCATAATACCATTCTACAAAGTAATCTAATAATTCTTCATATATTTTAATTAATTTTTCTCTAATAAAATAGTCATCACTTCTAATAACTGATTTCATTGTAGTACCTATATTTTCATAGATACATTCATATTCTCTTACTACATTCATATCAATATCTTTTTGAGTTTCATCTGTTAAAACTCTCTTTAATTGATACTCTATTTTATACATATAATTACTATCTAAGATATTTGGTTTTGCTGCTGTTATTTGAAATAATAAATTCTTAGATAAATAGTTCACTATAAAATATTCATTTGGTTTAGGTACATATGTATTAGCCATTAATCTACAATCGCCAGTTATCTCTACTTCAGTACCTATATTATCTACAGTATCCATAGAAGATAAATCGGCTATTTGAAATCCAAATAATGGCACATTTCTTATTTTATCCCATTTAATAGGGGAGTCTTTACCAAAATCTGCATAGTGTACATTAGTACCCATTAATTGTGTAGAGAATTCTTCTGATGCTCTTAAATATGTTACAAAACTTGGTGCATTACCATCTATGTGTTTTATATATGGTGAATACATTCTGTCTTGTTGTTGTTGAACAGCATCTTCTATAATTCTTCTAGCATCTTTTAATCCCATTGTCTTTCACCTCCAATGTTTTCAATATTTAATTAACTAAGTGTTTTAATGCGATTGACAAGGGATTTGAAGACAATGTAGTTTATCATCAAAAAAGAAAATATAAGCATAATCAAACTTACCAGTTTTTCTTTCTTGAGTAAAATGTATCATGGTATTTTTAAAATCATAACATAATATATCTTCCCCATCCTTATATATTGTAGCACTCTTAAAATGTTTTAATGGCATTAGCTTCTCTCTACATTTATCACAACATAAGTCTATAGAATAAGGTCTTAGTACTATTTTATTATTATTAATCTTATTGTCTATAACCTTATAACTATCTAAGTCCAAAGCATTAAGCATTGCAAAATCTTTAAGAGTTTTCTTAATTTCATTAATTAGTGATTTTTCAGATAAAAAAATATTGCTTTCCATAATATTATTAAATACCCACCTTTCAACTATTATAATCATTATTGAATAGTTGTCTAGTGGGTATTTATTATATTTTATGCTAATTCCTCATTATAGACTTGGATAAATCTTTTTACAGTACCCTTTCCTTTATGAGTATTATAATGCTTTTTCCAAGTCTTAGCAGCATCATGTTTATTCTTAATGCTACTGATTTTAACTCCTCGTATCTCATAATACGCAGCAGTATAAAGAATAGAAGCACGATAATCATGCTCTAATTTATAGTAGGGTATTTTTAATACATTGCTACCATAAATCACATTCAATTTATTAAGAAGCTTTTTATTCTTCTTAGATTTTAATTGCTTATGTATCTCTTTATAAGCAACTTTAGTCAATTGGGAAACACCCATTTTATTGGTTTTATGTTGTCCCAATCTAGTTTCTACTGCCATTGTACCAGAAAGAAGCATATATAGTTTTTCTGCTTCTTTATCATTGTCTGTTAATTCCAGACTTATAACTTTTGTCTGGAATAATAATTCTTCCTTATTTACTTTGTATGTCTTAACTGGTTTACCTTCTAAAACAAAGCAACATACAAAAAATAAGAAAGAAACTAAAATCTTTCTTATTGTTAATTTCATTATTCTTCATCCTCCTCTAATGTTTGATACTCTTTGATGTCATCCAATTTTGAAACAACATCAAAACAGCAAATCATAGCAATTATAGCTGAGTATATTAATATGCCTATTATACTCATATTAACTATAGCTGAATTGAATGTTTGATTAAGTAATAATATAGCACTTATTAAAATTATTGCTACCATAATAAGTGCTAAATACAATGTTGAATAAATTCTATTGAAACTTCTTCTAGATATTTTCATATGGTCATCCTCCTATACATTTAAATCCAAATTATCATTTAGAAATCTTCTAATTCTTTTAGCTACTTTATTATCACTTTCCAATGACCATACTAAACCACCTATAAATGCCATCCCTCCAGCTATCGCTAACCAGAAAGGAACAGCACCATTTTCTGCCATAAATATTATTTGTTCTACCATTTTAAATACCTCCAAATTAATTTATTTTTATCTTATACTCCTATTATAATATATAAAGAAAAAAAAA